CGCAACAAATGGCCGCTGGGAAATCTGCCGGCTTAAAAGGCATGGCGGGGTTTGAGGCGTTATTGGTCGCGAACCAACAGGCGCGCGTGACTGCCGGAACATCCGACGAGGCGGGAAATAATGTGGTTAATTTTCTTGCTAAATTAACGTCCAAAGAAACCAATGAACGCTTTGAGAATTTAAAGATTAAAGGCAAAGACGGAAAAGAACATGGAGTAGATTTTCTTGCATCTATGGAAGCCCAAAAGAAAAAAGGCAAGAACTCCATTGAAGCCTTTATGAGCATTATGGATCAGGTTATCGGTCAAGATGACAAATACCGCGAATTACAAAAGAAACTCAAAGGCGCGAAGAAAGAAGACCAAGCGAAACTGCTAGACGAAATGACAACTTTGGTAGAAGGTACAGCAATCGGGAAAATCATTTCCGACCGTCAAGCGTTAATGGCGTTATTGGGCATCCGTAACAACGTGAGCTTGGGTAAAGAGGTAAAAGAAAGCCTAGATAAAAGCAAAGGCGCAGTGGAAACCTCTCATGCGGTGATTAAAGACACCAACAGCTACAAAGTGGAAGACGCGAAAAATAACGTAGATTTCGCCCAAATGGAAGGGATGAAAGGCTTTAATGACGCCTTGGGTGATGTAAGCGTAAAAATTGCCGAATATGCAAAATCTTATCCCGATTTAACCGGCAAGATTGTGACTGCTGGTACGGTTGTCGCGGCGTTAAGTGCTGCCGCTATTACTGCGGCGGGGTCTTTGCGATTATTGGGCGGGAAAGGCGGTTTAGGGCTTGGTGTAGGTGATGTCTGGAGTAAAGGTGCGGGTGTAACCGGTGCGGCTGGTGGCGTTGCAACTGCGGCGAATACAGCAAAAATGGGACGTCTTGCTAAGTTTGGGCGAGGCGGTTTGCCGTTGCTAGTGTTCGGCGCAATGTTGGAAGGTTCAGAAAATTATGCGCCTTACATGGCGCAAAAAGAAGAAGAGCGTGAGGCATTTGAAGCGACCACCAATGACGCAAAACAGAAATTTTATGCGGCTGCTTATCCGGCTAAATCAGTGTTTCAATATGCCCCGCTCGTTCCGGCGCCTGAAAAGTCAGTTTGGTCTTTAGCAAGTGGCGGTTATGCACTTGGTGACGCGGAAAAAAGCAAAGAGATTGCAGACGAACGGTTACGGCGCGGCACATTAACGCAGGAGGAATATGACCGACGCGTACAAGTGCCGGACTACAAAGCCGAATTTCAGCAATTAGGCACAACCATCAGCGAAGGGATGAAGCAAGCGGTGGAAAGTCAGAACTTTACTATTCAGAATCAAATTCGCGTGGACTTAGACGGACGGACGATTGCGGAAAACACGTCCGAAAACCAATATCGCGAACTTAAACGGGGGTAAAAATGAAAGGTTGGACAATGCCGATTCAGCAAGCGTCTTACCGTGGTGTGCGGTTTGATGTGTTGAGTGTGGATGATAACTTAGAGCGCGCCACCATTACGCACGCGTATCCGTTCGTAAACGGAGGGGATATTGAGGATTTGGGTTTAAATCCGCTCACCATCCAACTGCAAGCCGTGTTTTATGGTGAGGGATATTACACCGATTTTAAACGCTTTTTATCAGCCCTAGAAAAACAAGGTGCGGCGGTATTGGTACACCCGATTCGTGGTCGCTTGCAAAATATGCTTTGCACCTCTGCTTATTTTCACCACGAAGCGGATTTTGTGGACTATGTGACAGTCAGTTTAAGTTTTCAGGAAGCCACTCCGGCAAAACCGATCTTCTTGTTTAACTTTTCTGTGCTTGGTTTGATTGATGAGTTATTAACCAAACTCGAAGACTTGGTAGATGATGTATTAGAGCTGTATGGATTCTTTATGGAGGGGATTTCTTTCGCCGCTAATGTCAAATCACGTTTATTAGGCTCGTTTGGTGCGCTTTACGGCTGTTTTGAGCAGGTGCGCGATATGTTTGACATGGACAAAAAAAAGCATGCGATCTCAGTAAATACACCGACCTCCAAAGAGGTATTTAAACAACAAGGTGGCAAGGCTGTGCGCGACATGGCGAGCATGATTCGTAACGGCTTAACAGCCATAGCCAACCGTGACGACTTAACCGTGAGAGCAAAATTTGATGAGGTCACTCGCACGGTGAAAAGCCTGTTGGAAATCGCGCCAAATTTAAGTAACGGTAAAAACAGCAAATCAAATACCCTGAAATCATTAACGTCATCCTTGACAGCACAGGACACAAAAGAAATCTTCTGTGCCGTGCAGTTGTTGGCCACAGCGAATGTGTTAAAAATCGCCACCCGATTTATTGAGGATGATTCGTTAATTCCGTCCGAAATTGATTACATCGTGACGGAATCGCGCTTACAAGCCTTGGCAACGTTGAATACCGTGCGCGCTATCGTTCAGGCGGAACAACACGCCATGACATTACATTACGTCAAAGATGATTTCGGGTTGATGTCATTAAGTGCAAAAAAACAAGCGGAAGCAAGACATCTACAAACTCCAAATACGGGGCTTTATACACAAGCCTACAACACGGCGAAAAAACTGCGTCAACAAAGCCATAAATTGACCCAGCTTGCGTTGGCAGCGATTAACCGCAAGCCGCCTTTAATTATTCGAACCGTGGAATTTGATAGCACGATTCAGCAAGTGGCCCATGCTTTTTATGGCGACTACACACGCGCAAGCGAGTTGTTGCGACTGAATCCGCACATTCGTTATCCAAATTTTATTGCACGTGGTGAGGTACTCAATGGCTACGCAAAATAACGGCTACCCGTTTAACAATGAGATTGTGGTTGAGATTGACGGCAAACAGCACAAAAATTGGAAAAGCTACGACATTGACAGCGATTTTTTGATTCCTGCGGATGCCTTTAATTTCAGCATTGGCGTGCCGTCAGACAATACTGTTTTAGCGGATTATTCAGGCAAAACGGCAAAAGTACTGATTAACGGCGAGCTCGTACTGACAGGCATTGTTGACACTACTCAACATTCCATCTCGAAAACCGACCGCACTTTTAGCTTAAATGGGCGCGACAAAGCGTCTATTTTGGTGGATTGCTCCGCGCCGATTACCAATGTTAAAGGCTTAACGGTATTAGATGCGATTAAAAAAATGGTGGAACCGCTAGGCATTAAGCAAGTAGAACTACGGGCTGAATCTAACCCGACGTTAGATAAAGTTGACATCGACATTGGCGAAACAGCCTGGAATGCACTGATCCATTGTGCTAATTCGGCGGGGTTGCATGCATGGTTTGACCCTGCCGGCACGCTGATTGTCGGCGGTGCGGATTACTCTACGCCTCCAGTGGCGACATTGTGTTGCATGAAAGACGGCAAGCGCAACAATTTCACGCAGGCAAGCCTGACCACCGATGTGTCACAAAGTTTTTCGGAAATTACGTTTCTAGCGCAACGGCACGGGCGCAGCGGTGACGACAACAAGAATGATCTGAAATGGGTATTTAAAGATGACGCCATTGAGACTTATAAGCCGAAAACGGTGATTGTGTCCGATGTGGAAAACTTGGAAGCGCTGAAAAAATGGGCGAAAAAGTACATTACGGACAGCATTTTAAACAGCTTCACCCTGACGATTACCGTGCCTGACCATAAAACACAGGACGGTGTGTTGTGGACGCCGGGGCAACGGGTGCATGTCATCTGCGAGGAATATGACATAGACGCTATTTTCTTTTTGATGGGTCGCCGTTTTTCATTAAGTCGCACGGGCGGCACAATAACGGAACTACGCTTAAAACAAGACGGTGTGTGGACGCCTGACGCTTATGTGAACAAATCGAAAGAGGCGCGTAAGCGCAAAGGCAAAAAAGGCAAGAAAAATAAAGGCGATTTGATTGTATTGGATGGGGATTAATATGCGACGACTAGGACAAGTAATAAAACAACACACGGAAACCGCCTTGGGCGCAGTACGCCAAGCCTTCCGAGGAAAGTTAAATTTAGTCAACAGTGCAGACAATATCCAAAAAGTGCAGGTATCCGGATTAGCGGACGAAACCTTACAAGACGTGGAGTTGATGCAACAATTCGGCTTAACGTCCGTGCCACCTGCCGGAACTCAAGTGGTGGTATTGCCCATGGGGGGCGAAACGACCCATTCTATTGTGATTGCCACCGAAAATGGATCTTTTCGCGTTAAAAACCTAAAATCAGGCGAAACTGCCGTTTATGACGAAAGCGGAAGCACGATTATTTTAAAACAAGGTCGATTAATCGAAATTGATTGTGATATATTAAAAATAACCGCAACGACCAAAGTTGAGATCAGTAGCCCGGTTGTTGAGACAGACCGTGTATTTACTGCCCAAGGGCAAATCAACGGTAACGGTGGCATGGCAATTCAAGGCGGCTCCGGTGCGTCGTTTACTGGCAACGTAACGCAAACAAAGGGTAGCTTTACTACTGATGGCGACGTGACTGCTAACGGTAAATCCCTTGTTGGCCACACCCACCGCGGTGATAGCGGTGGCATGACAGGACAACCTCAATAATTCAGAAAGAAAGGCGGTGTAGAACTCTCTCACCGCCTTTTTCTTATCCCTATCTTTTACTCTGTCAGCATGGACAGAGAAATCAGCCCGCTTACCGGGGACTACACAAATTCGCATATCAGTACACTGCAAAATGCCGTGTATATCAGATTAACTACGCCATTAGGCTCGTGGTGGGCAAATGGGCGTGTAGGTTCTCTGCTCCATACTATTCAACGTGAGAAAGATTTAAGCCGCGTGGGGATGTTGGCGCAACAATACGCCGAGGAAGCGTTACAGCCGCTACTTGATGACGGGCGCGCGAGCGAAATTGTTGTTACGCATGAACAACCGCACAACGGCAGAGTGATTCTTTCTATTTCCGTAACCGACAGCCGGGGCGAACAATACACTTTTAAACACCCCGTAAACGTCATTTAAAAGGTGTTTAAATCGTGTTTATTGTGCCAACTCTCGAAGAAATCCGCGCAAGTCTGTTGCGGGATTATCAAACGTATTATCCGAATGCCGACACGTCCGAAGACAGTGACGCTTACGCGCGCGCCAGTAGCCTTGCCGCCTGTGCGGAGGGCATTTATGCACATCAAAAATGGCTGATTAAACAGTTTTTTCCCGACACTGCCGATACAGCATTTTTGGAAAAGCATGCAGGCTTACGCGGTTTGCGTCGTCGTAATGCAACCTATGCGGAAGGCAAAGGCGCAACGATTAACGGCAATCCTGATGCCGTTATTGCGGTGGGGCTGCAAATCAAAACTGAAGACGGGCGTTTTTATGAAACCTCGGAAAGTGCGGTCATTTCTGCCGGTGGCTCTGCAGTTGTTGCGGTGCGATCCCTTGCTACGGGCGCTGCTCAAAACATTAAAACCGCTACAAAAGGAACGTTTATGGCTGCGCCTGTTGGCGTTAGCTCGGATGTTGTATTAAATGACGTGGTTGGCGGGACTAACAAAGAAAGCGATAGCTCATTGTTGGAGCGTTTGCTCAATAAAATCCGCCGACCTGCGGCAGGCGGCAACCGATACGATTACAAAAACTGGGCGTTAGATGTGGACGGCGTTGAACAAGCGTATGTTTACCCGCTACGCCGCGGGCTTGGCACAGTCGATATTGCTATCACGGCAGACAATGATGTGCCAAATGATGACACAGTGCGTCGCGCGCAGGCGTATATTGATGATGAACGCCCAGTGACGGCAAAAGAAAGCAAAGTTGTTAAACCGGATGTGACAAAAGTCAATTTTAACATCCAAGTCAAAATCAGTGGCGTGGCATTAAATGACATTAAAACCGCTATTCGCAATGCTCTGACTGATTATTTTAACGGTTTGATTCCGGGTGATGATTTAATTGTGTCGCAATGCGAAGCGGTGGTGAGCGATTTAATCGGCGTGGTTGACCGCCGTTTTGTTGCCCCGAATGCCAACCGCAAAGCGGACGTTATCAACAAAATTGAGTGGTTTCGCTTGGGCGAAATCACCGTGACGGAGATGGCCTAATGCAACATGCTAACGCGCTAAAACAGCTTTATCCGCCGGTGAGTTACAACATCAACGGTGAACATTTTATCGCACAATGCGAAGTGGACGGCAATGCGTTTGACCGTTTACAACAAAGTGCGGTGGAAATTTTAAGCGTTATTGAACCAGCCACATCAAACCAAATGTTAGCCGATTGGGAACGCATTTGTGGGATTAAAACGGATTTAAGTAAGTCTTATCAAGAACGCGTTAAACGCGTCATTGTGCAGTTAAATGCTGTTGGCGGGTTGTCCATTCCATACTTTACGCGCATTGCAGAAAGTATCGGTTATCAAATCCAAATCAAAGAGTTTTCGCCTTTACAAAATGACCTGCCTAATCCAGGTGACTTGGTGCAATTTCGCAACGAGCCGCGTGAGAGCTTAATTTATATGTGGCGGGTGACGGTGTTAAACGGTGATGACAATATCGTGTATTTCCGCGCAGGTAGTTCATTTGCCGGTGATCGCTTGGTTGAGTTTGGCGACCCCATTATTGAGGAGTTCTTCCGCGATTTAAAACCCGCCCATACCTACTGCTATTTTGCGTATCAATAGAGAGACAAAAATGAAAACGTTACTACCCGAAATTAATTCCGCTGACAAGCGCTTTCATGCCGGTAATCCGGCAACTGGCGAACAAGGCACACGCGTGACAGACACATGGCTGAACGATGTGCAAGACCGAGTGCGTGACGTGCAAGCTGAGGCGCATTATGTGTTGTTAAAGGCGGGTTTTACCCCGAGGAAAGAAGAGCAAACGCAGTTATATCAAGCGATTGTGAAAATTATTGATGATAACCGCAAAAAAGCCTCTACCACGCAAAAAGGCGAGGTACAACTTTATTCCGGCTATGATTCAGATTCAGAAGAAATGGCTGCTACACCTAAGGTCATTAAAATTCTGAAAGGTTTTATTGATTCGATTACGCGCAGCTTAACGAATTACATCCCGAACAGCAAAAAATCCAGCTCAGTCAATAGTAACAGTAATGACACCGTAGCAACGTCGGCGGCGGTGAAGACCGCTTATGATTTGGCAAATGCCGCACTGCCGTTAAACAACGAAGGCAGTAAAAGTGTTGTAATTGGTAATTATAACTTTGTATTTCAAACAGACGGCAATCTTGTTATTGCGAATAAAGCGACGAATGAAGTGCTTTATGCAGCAAATCGTTGGGTAAGCAAACTTGGCGATACGATAACGGGCATTTTACGCACGTCTGGCATTGCTTCTTCTCAATTTGGTTTCGGTTCCTACGCTCAGCAATACACTAGCGGCGCACCGTTTATGGTTGAGGAAACGAACGCTAATCAAAAAGACACTTATTATCCGATTGCGAAAGGACGATTCCGAAAACAAGGACAATATGGCACGGCAGTATCGTTTGGTTATACAACAAAACAAGGAAATGGCGACGGTTTTGGCACGGGTATTACCATTAATCTGATTGAAGATAATGGCGCGGTTAAAAACTGGCTATTTCAACACAGTTGGTGATTTTGTTTCAGCGGGTGATGTGCGTTCATTAAGTGGAAAGTCTATTAATAATTCCGTTCAAATTTCGGAGCTTGTCGGTGAAGTCGCATTTTTTGCGCGCTCAACCCCGCCGAGTGGTTGGTTAAAAGCCAATGGAGCGGCAGTATCACGTACAACTTATGCCGCGTTATTTGACGCTATTGGCACAACATTCGGCGACGGTGATGGTCACACGACATTTAACTTACCCGACTTGCGCGGTGAGTTTTTGCGGGGTTTAGATGATGGACGAAATGTTGATGGCGGGCGAAGATTGGGCACCACCCAAGGGGATGCAATTAGAAATATCACAGGTAAATTATGGTCAGAGTTCTCCGGATATAAATATGTAATAACAACAAACAGCGAGGGAGTATTTGCTTTAACTGATAACGACGGACGGAGAGATACTTTTAAGGGCGATGTTGCAAATTATGGACAATTAAACAAAAAAGTGGAATTTAACGCATCTCGAGTTGTGCCGACAGCAAACGAAAATCGCCCGCGCAACGTTGCTCTTTTAGCTTGTATAAAATACTAAGGACAAACCATGACTTACCCATTAACAAAAAAAGTATGCCAACTTGATGAACAAGGTATTTATGTTGGACAAACAGACGCAGATTTATCTCCGGAAGAAGCCGAAAACGGCGTGTACTTAATGCCTGCCGGTTGTGTTGATGTTGACCCGCAGGAAGATAAAAAAGGCTTTGTCGCAAAATGGACGAGAGAAGGTTGGGAATACATTGAAAACCATATTGGCGAAACGGTGTACTCAACAACAACGAAAGAATCATTGGTAATTAGTGAGTTTGGCTCAATCCCTGATGGGTACACGGCGGCTAAGCCCGAAAGCGATCTTTGTGAGTGGGACGGCAAAGAATGGGTAATACCGCCCGAAAAACTTACCGCACATTTAACAGAAAAGCGCAACCGCTTAATCGAGCAAATTGACAGCCACGCGGCAACAATTTATAGCACGTGGACACGCTTTGAAAGTGAGTATCGCGAACGTCAGACAGCGGCAGAAGCCTACAAATCTGCAAATTATGAAGGAGACTGCAGCCGTTATATCACAGATTTTGCCAAACGTGCTGGGTTAAATAACAAAGCCGCAACAGATTTGATTTTGGTGCAAGCAGCAGGGCTCGAAAAACTACAAGTTGAGCTAGCTAATCAGCGCATGCGTAAGTATGAGCTCAAAGCACCTAATCTAACACTTGAGCAAATGCAGTCAATCTATGATGACATCATCAAACAAATGGATCATTTAATGGAGGCTTATAATAATGGCTAATGTTTATTTGGCACTTTATAAAGGTAAAAAAACAGGGCTTAAACCCACCGCACTTTTGGCACGTTTTTCAGACTGGATTACCCGAAAACTAACAAAAGGGCCTTACTCTCACTGCGAGATTGCTGTTGAGCGTATTGAGTACACATCAGGTCATCACTATGAGCATGAGCTCCATTATGACTGTTATTCGTCATCTATTCGCGATGGCGGGGTGCGTTGTAAAGAGATTGACCTCGCCGAAAAAGATAAGTGGGATTTGGTGTTGCTTGATGGTGTAAGCGAAGCCGAAGTTAAGTTTTACTTCAATTCCACAAAAGGGAGTAAATACGATTGGTGGGGCGCCATTGGCATTGTATTAGGCATCAAACAAAAACGCTCAAAATATTTTTGTAGTGAATGGTGCTTCAATGCAATCTCCAGCAAAACCCAAGGTTGGCGATTCAGCCCAAATCAATTGGCAGCGATTTTTAA